CCATGTCAATGTCTTTATCTATGTGAGCTATGACAAAATGTTCCTTAGCATCTAAAGCTTCCTGCGCCCATATACTGACTACATCATCTGCCTCACAACCGTCTGACTTATGGTGACCTAAGCTGTAGGCGTACTCATTAATTGCCTTGCGTCTTTCCGTAAGCTTGGGATCAGGGTCTTCTTCGCCTTGTTGTTTTCGGTTGTTCTTATAATCCTCAGCTATCTCATAACGAAAGTTACCTGAGCCTTTGATAGCTACGAACACTTTACTACTACAAGTGTCCCATCCTATCTTCTCTATCTCCTCATCATAATACTTCTTAGCTGTCTCTAAACTAATGCCCTTCATAGCTATCCTGTAGATAATTGAATCAGCATCTATAAAGCATTTATCAAATGGCTTACCCTTTGGCTTGCTCATCTAGGTTCTCCTTATACTCTACAATCTCTTTTAGCCACCCAGCTACCCACTCCGGCTCTATCTTAAACCACTCATTTTGCTTTTCTAAAGTTATCATACCATTTAATATATCGTGCATCTTGCGTTCAGTCCATCTCCTATCTGGCGTGTCAATAGTGTAAACTAGATTGTAGTCTCTATAAGGAGAAGATGTCTGGTAGTTATTAAGCCTATCCTTTGCATCTACTGCCATCCCTACCTTCACCCAACCATCCCAAGCAGGGTTCGTGATTATATACACCTGACCCTCTGGACTAGTATCGTAGTTCGCTAAGGAACTAAAGGCCGCTTCCTCAAACCCTTTGTAGCGTCCTGCTTTGTACAGGGGGTGAGTCTTCTTGACTTCCTTACCGTTGACCCACATGCGTTTGGCATCCCTTGCCTGTACCGCTGACTTATTATCCTTGTAGTACTTACCTTTAGTGGGTGTCTGCCCAAGTGTTTCCGACTTTGTAATCACCCTCAAGTGGGCAGTTGAGTTTGTAGTAGAGTCCTGCGGCTTGCATACAGCTTGTGGCAAGTCTCCCAAAGACATCTGATTTGTCTGCTCTAACTTCCGTTTGGATTTCATCATGTATATTACCTATAAAGTTATAGTCTATACCCCATAGTATAGCATATTCGTCAAGTAAACACAACGCTTTCTTCATTACAATCGCACCTGCTGACTGCAATAAAGTGTTCAATGCCGCGTGTGCTGATCGTACATAGACCCTTCTTTTATCCAATCCAAGAACATAGCCTCTTCCAGATGCCACCCCAACTCGCTCTCGTAATCTTCCAAGAGATGGCGTATTTGCAAGGAACTTTTCCTTAAGTCGTTTACCATCAACTGCAGTTCCCCCAACGATACTTCCGATTTTTGCGTCCCCTGCTCCATATAGGAAAGCGTATATAAAAGTCTTTGCTTGATCTCTAGTTTCAAGGCCCGCAGCCAACTGGTTTGCCGTGTGAATATCTCCGTTGAGTACTTCATTTGTGTATCCCTCGTCGTTCATGTAGTGTGCTAACATTCTAAGCTCTAGCTGAGATGCGTCCATACCTACCAACTTGTATCCCTCTGGCACAGTCCACACATCTCTGCACTCTCTGCCGTAAGGTGAATACACTGCCGGAATTTGTCCCATGTTCGGACTACTGTGTGTCATGCGTCCTGTCACAGCACCGTTGGAATTAACGTAGCCGTGAACCCTTCCGTCATCCTTAACTGCCTCTAGCCAACTCTGAACCTGTGCTATGCGCTTCTGTAGCATAAGGTACTCACCTATCAACGCGGCCTCCGGTATGTCTTTGACTGCTCTAAGCACTGCCTCGTCAACAATAGGCTGTCCCTTCTCAGTGAACTGCTTAGGCTTCCAACCGTAGTACTGCAGGTGTCTGCCTATCTGCTGTCGTGAACCTAGATTAAACACTGGGAAGTCTATGCGGCTAAAAGGTGCTATAGCTGTTTCCCATTGCTCTCCTAGGAACTTGAGTCCGACAATAGAGATCGTGCCATCTTTCTTAATCTTTGGTGTGACTTGTTTAATAAATGTTGCCAATGGTTTAAAAACTTCATGCACTTTGTCTTCAAGGTCATACTTCTTCTCCTTTAGTTCAGCTAACAATAAAAAACACTTCTCTTGGTCTAAGAGCCAACCTGTTTTAATCTGGCTTGAAATAATACCCTGTACTTGATGCTCAAGATCAATGCATTCAGGCTCAAAACCCTTAAGCTCAGAAAGTAATCTCTTGTACACCAACGTATTAACTTTAACATCCTGTACACAATACTCCAACATATCATGCGAGAAATTATCCCAATCATTATAATCACCTTTTGGTTGGTTTAGTGTCTGCCCCCAACTCTCTAAAGAATGTCCACCGTCCCTTGAGGGATTCGCTAGTCTTGATAGGACTAGGGTGTCCGTAATCTTACACTTGCTAAAATCAGTACCTAATAACCTCTCCAACACTGGTATGTCATAGCCAATTATATTATGGCCTATCACTTCACAGTTATCAAAGCCCAGAAGCCACTCATTGAAGTCAAATAAACTGAAGCCATGAAACTCAAAGAACTCTTCAGTGCCTACAATGTGAGCAACGATACACCAGACCTTATCAGGGGTTAGACCGTTAGCCTCTATGTCAAATACTATTTTCATTAAAACTCCGTTTCATTACCTACTGGACAACTGGTTTCTATCATTCTACCAGACTCCTTATCATAATACAGGTAACAGGCCGGCCCTGTCAAGCCCACGAACCTATTTTTTAACACTCTCACACAGGTTGTGTTACGTGTCTCAGGGTCTGCGTGTTGCTGATCTCGCTCTAAACCAATAACTATGTCGCTAAGTTGCGCGATTGCCGCTGAACCTCTGAGTTCTCCCAAGCTGATCTTACCGCCATCTTCATGTGCCTTTGAGCCACTGGGTCTACGCAAGTGTGATACTAAAAATAGCCCTACACCTGTCTCTTGTACTAGCTTTCTAAGGTTAGTCATGATGCTGTCGATAGCTTTACGCTCGTCACCGTTGTCCTGATCGCTGACCACGATGCTGAGGTGATCTAGAATTATCCACTTGCAGTCCAAGCCTTTAGCCATGTAACGTATGCGGCCTAATAGGTTGTCCTCGCTCGTAGAACCCCAATGGTCAAACATATAGATACGTCCTGAGCCTAACGTCCTGTCCCAATAGCCCTTCTTCTCTTCCTGTGATACCGTCTTGTCAAGGTGAAGCTGCTTGTTAGCCTCTATGGACATGATGCCTAAAGCTGTCTTGGGGATGTCCTCCTCTAACGCTAGGATACCAATGTTATCCTCAGTAGCACCTAGTAGATAATGCTCTAGCTCTCTGACTATCTGAGACTTACCCATGCCTGAGCCGGATGTAATGGTGACTAACTCCTTAGGTCTAAAGCCGTGGGTATATTCATTAAGACAAGCCCACGGATAGTCGATTGACTTCACGTTGGACTGCTTAATAATCATGTCCCATGTCTCATTACCTGCCACGATACCGTCAGGCTGATAGGTCTTAGCGTTCCACCACTCCTTAACAAAGTCCTGCACCTTACGAGCTTTGAGCATGTCCCCTGCATCCTTCATGGGCAGTGTAACATTCTTAGCCTTATTGGGGGTGAACAAGTCCAATACTGACCTTGCGGCCTCTTGTCCGGCCTTGTCATTGTCAAAACATATAATAACGTTGTCGAACGTCTCAAGCCATTCAAGATTAGCCTTGATGTCTTTAGCCGCACTAGCCGCACCCGACCTAATGGATACTACAGGCCATTTGCCATCGAACATCTCATTAACTGCCAGAGCGTCTGCCTCTCCTTCTACTACTGTTATGTACTTACCGCCTGACTTGAATGCTTGTTGACCAAAGAGTCCTGCATTGTCAAAGGAGCCTGTCGCATAAAATTGTTTGTTCTCTACTATACGTACCTTAGTCCCTGTAGCCACGCCTGTATCTTTATCGTGGTATGGGTAGTGGTGCTTGGTAATTGTCCCATCAGTACCGTACTCAACTGTGACACCATACCGCTTGGCTGTCTCTTGGTTGATTCTACGATCAGGGATTGCCGCTATTACACCTGTCATTTCTAATATCCTTGTAGGCTTGTTGTTACTTGATAATTGACTGATCTGTCCGTTGCCGTGTTCATAGTGACCACAACCACCCGAAAAACAGGTGGCGTGGCCGTCTGAATAACGAGCCAGATTGTCGGATGAACCGCACGATGGGCATGGCTCATGTCTAACAAAGGTTGACTCGACTGACATTAAAACTCCTCACCATCATCTTGCTCTGCTACTTCCAACACCTTGATCTTGTTAAGGTAGGTGCTAGTACCGTGTACTGGATGCGGTGCGCCTGATTCTGCCCACAGTAACCGTACCTTAGAGCCACGACCAATCCGACCAGTAAAGGGCATACCCTCTTTGTCATAGACAGGTACGTCATACTTGGTGCTAAACTTCCGTTGTTTGACTCCTTCATACTCTCGCATCTTAACGCCTAAGCCTGATAGACTACTAGCGGTGTCCTCGTCTACGCTAATAACGACTGAGTATTTACCTGTAGACTGACCCTGATACATTTCGTGGGTGTCTAGGTTCTCAAATGCTAATGTTCCTTCTACTACTGCCATAGTTACTTCCTCGCTTGTTATGATACTTAAGTATCGTTTAGTTAAACTTTAATTATAATCTTTAAAATATTCCTTTGCTTCTTAAGAATATTATACTACTAATTGTCCAACCTGTCAAATATTAATTCATCTAATTTTAGTTCAACATTAGAATCACTCCAAGCATCTTGCATTGCATCCATTGAATACCTAGCACAAACATTACATAGGTCTAAATGGTGTCCGGTGTTGTGGTCAATACGCTTAAGTTCGTATTCGTTCATAATAGTGTCACATGCTTTGCATCTACTCATGCTGTCACCTCATTAATTTCATTTGTATGTTTAACATATTGCATACTGTGTTTATAGTTAGCCGCCCTCAGTTTCTGGACTAAACCTTTATGATGTAATGTTACAGGGTGTGTGATGCCTTCTTGGTACATCAAGATATTGTGCCAATCTTCTAAATATTCCAACTCTGTTACAAACTCTTTGTAAGTTATCATTTTATCGCTCATTTAAACACCTCATTATACTTCTTTGTCATATTCTTGTATGAATTATTATAATACTCGTCCGTCATTTGCTTGGTTACTCTAGCCATTAGCTCAGAGAGGGGCATACAGTATACTTGATACTCTATAAGCTCATTGACCATGTTCTGAGCCTCTGGCTCTATCCACTCGCTAGGCTCATACTCGTAGCCTATTAGTTCCTCCTTAATCTTGCTCATATACTTGTCCAAAGGTGATTAATATGAAAGGTAAGTATAGCATTAAGCCCATGAAAGGTAAAGCCCCTACCTCTTCCGTCTGTTTGTCCACTGTCCACACTGCGCGACTGTCTGCAATTTCTAAGAATACTCCGCAACCATTGATAAGCTCTATGGTTAAATGTCTATTAAATATCATCATACGCTTGTCTCCATTAATCCTGCTTTAGCTTTGAGTGACGCTATAGCCGCATCTATCTCCCATTTTTGCATAGGTTCAAATTCGTAAGCATCAGGCAATTCTTGGGCATCGTGTAGGTCGTCACCATGTAGCCAATCTCTTGCATCGTCATCCCAGTTATTCATAAGTCACCTCCAAGCACTACAACTGCCATTGTGTACAATATAAGGGTTACTACAGCCGTTCCAACGCTTAAGAGTCCCCATCCTACCACTTCAACTATAAACGTATTACGTGCGTCTCTGTGGGCTTCTCGCTTGTCCATAAATATCTTTGCTTTATTCATCATTGTTCCTCCTATCATGTTTACCTGATTCCCAGACTGCATAAAGTCCAGACGTAATTAATAGTATACTCATTACTGCCATTATGTTACCGCCAATAGTTTTTTTAACTTGTTGATCTCAGACTGCCAAACCTTTTTTGCTCTAGCGTTTGAATACCAATCACGCTGTTTTTCATGGTGTTTAATCTTGCGCTTTATGTCTGATATGCTCATGCTGTCACCTCTATATTTTCAATTCTGTTTATAAATTGTTGCGCATCATTTTCAGTTTTAAAAT